TAACGAGCGGAGTAGCAAAAATCTCATCAATCAGGCTGTACCGCGATACCCGCATCGTCTGGGCAATGTTGGGAATCGAGTAGTAATCGACATCCCTGGCTATATCGAATACCTGCAAATCGTGTCCAGCCGTCTTCATTTCTACGGTCAGGCGATCGGAATCGCCAACGGTCTTGTAGAAATACACGGGCGGATTGCGGTCGAACTTCTTGGCGTAGCGGCTGTACACTTCAGCAAACCAGGGAGGCTGATTCGCCCCGCCATCTGACACGATCGCTATCCCGTCGATTTCAAGCTGGGCATCCAAAGCATACTGCATACCGCAGCCGATCGAAGTGCTGCCCCCGGCGCTCACATGCACGCTCTCCTTGGCGATCTGCTCATAGCTTTTGCCGGTTACCTCGAAATATCGCGCGGATGTGTCAAAGAAGATCAGCCATACCTTCCCCTGAACCATCTTGGCTAGCGTACCAGCCAGATGCCGGGCCACTTCGATCGATTGGCTCATCGATCCGGACTTATCTGCCAGGATCAGCCAGTTCCCATTGATCGAAGACACCTTGGCGATTTGCTTTTCTTGCAGCGAGCTGAGTTTCTCTTTGAGCCCTTCGTCAGCTACCGACTCTACCGCCTGCGCGGTCTTCAGTGTATTCTTTGTGCTGGACGCGGCCCGCTGGAGCGCCTGCTCATACGCCGCCCGTAGTGCCGGTACGGTCTTAATTCCTAGCTTCTCTAGCATCTTAGAATTGGTCACTAACTCAGTAGCGGACATCCTTCCAATGAGCGCCAGCACTAGATCCGGGTCCTTGGCCTTGGCTCCCAATGCCCCACGGGCGATCAGGAACGGAACCTTTTTCTCCAGGATCACGCCAGCCGCCTCGGTAGCCGACATGTTCTTCATCTCACGAATCAAGTCGTGGATCGTGCCCTTCGGGTAACGCTCATAGAAGATAATCTCACGCGCCCAAGGAGCCGCATTTATCCGGAACCTGGAATAGATCGTCTTGATCGATTCAAAGTGCTGTACGCTGTCCCGGTCCCACCACTTCCGGTCGTTCTCTCTCGCGCGCATATAGCGCTCAGCTAGCCGGTCGATCGAGCGATTGTAGCCAGGGATGCCGATCTCCATGGCGAACGAAGCGGCGCGCAAAAATTCGCGCGGATTGAGCATCGCGATATGAGCCAAGGCATTGTCCAGGAATTCTGGATCGATCTTGCCCGTAGACAGATTGATCACCGGCAGCGCCACTTTAGAATCGCGCACCTGCCCCTTTCTTAAATTCCACGCGATCAGGTGCGCGTAGAATTCCGGCTCCTGCGCTACCGCCTGCTTGCCCACGGGAACGTATTCAGCCAGCTTTCCGTGAGTGGACTTAGCCAGTTGGCTCACAATTTCGTTCTTGCCGATTCCATGCTCAATAACGGCCACGGAACACCTCCTTTGTTTTTGGTCTTGAATTCGAGCGAATTAACGGGACCGGACTGTAGCTACGCGCTGCGCCTGTAGCCTGGGAAGCTGTTGCACTAGATCCTGGTTGGCCTGCCTAACTTTAGGATCTAGACTTCCCGATACCTGGGCATAATCGGCTGAACCGATCCAGATACCATAGGGCGTCCTGCCGCGCAGCTTATTGCAGCGCCTGCACGAGGCCACTAGGTTTTGCTCCATGGTGGCCCCTCCGTCTTCCCATAAGTCGATATGATCGACCGTCAGCGGTGCCTTGTTGCCACAGTAGCGGCAGCGGTACTCATCGCGCTCGTAAACGCGCCACGCAATATGCTGATCGATCTGGCGGTTGGTCTTGCGAACGATCGCCTTCCCTGGGCCGACCGTATTGCGCAGGTCGGTCTGGGATAAGAATTTGGGACTTATATACATGACTACCTTATGGCAGCCTCGATAGATTTTGAAGGCTTGCGCCCGCAGCACTGTTCCCCAGCGCGAAGAATGTTACGCGCGGCGTTCAGATCCCGTCCCAGCGACAGGCCACAAACACCGCAAATATGCTGCCGATCCGCAAGCGTTTTCGGGACGGGTTCTCCGCATCCCGAGCAGCGAATCGACGTACCGCGCGGGTTGACTGCAAGTACATGCACCCCAGCATTCGCAGCTTTGTAGTGCAACTGATACAGCAGTATCCCCCAAGCGGCGTCCATGATCGAGCGATTTAATCCAGACTTCTGCGCCACGTTCTTGCCAGGGCTCTCTACTGTTCTCTTGGCAGACCGCGACATATTTCGGATGTTCAGTTTCTCGAACGCGATCAGATCGTAATTAGAAACCAGCCATTTCGAAACGTGATGAGTGAAATTGCGGCGAGCGTCACCAGCTCTTTGATGCGCCCTACGCAGTACTTCTTTGGCTCGCAGCCGATTCTTTGATCGCTTCTGTTTACGCGCCAAGGTGCGGTTCGCCTCCGCAATGCGCCGCTCATGCTTGCGCGTCCATCGCGGGTTTTCGATCACCGTTCCGTCGCTCAACGTGGCGAGTGCCGTCAGGCCGACATCGATACCAACCGCTTTCGAAACAATAAGCTTTTCGGGAGCTGGCCCGATGTCGCAGACCACCGAAGCAGTCCAACGCTTGCCGTCGCGTTTGATGGTGCAGAGCTTGGCTCTGCCGCTGATAGTCCGACCGCTGCGCGCCCGGATCTCTCCCAGGTTCGGAACTTTGATGCCACGTATCCCGAAACGCGGAAGCGAGTACGAAAAAGAATCGTAACGCGACCACGACCTGAACCTCGGGAATCCGGCTTTGCCTTGCCGTACCTTGCAGCGACGGAAGAAAGCCTTGAATGCTCGGTCCACGCGCCGTAGCGGATCGCGCATAATGTCGCATGCGATCTTAGTGAAGCGCTCATCCTTGCGCAACTCAGTGATCTGGTCCTGCTGATTGCGATAGGTGACGGACTTTTTTTCTAGCTTCCACGCTTCTCTGCGTTCGCTGAGAGCCGCATTGTAGCTCTCGCAGCAATCGGCGAGGATATACTCCAGCGCCGCACGCTGTGTAGCGTTGGGGAGCAACCGAAACTGAAAGGTTCTCAACATGTCAGGTACTTAAGTATATAATTCCCATATAGATCTTCCCCCTTCCGGAATACACCGCTCCCCACAAATCGATCTCGTTTCCGAAATCGAGCAGATCCACATCTCCGAGTTTTAATACAGACAGACTATCGATCATTACTTCGAGTGGCTGAGAGGTCTACAGTAGACAAAAGTTTAGAGCCCCCCATTGTTTTATGGGCGGGGGCTCCGCTTATCAGGCGGAAAACATGTAGCTGCTAAAAGTGCCCAGCCAGAAACTTATATGGCGAGAGGTCGCCGGTGGTGTATTGCGTATGCAACCTTATAAGGGTTGTGCCTTACCATTAGGCTAGTCCCCCGTTTGTTTTTAGGTGGGGGACCTCCGACTCGAACGGAGATATCATGTAACCGCCAACAGTGCTCGCCAAATCTACATTTATGCTCCCGAGTGGTCCAGTGTGTTTTAAGCCATTTCTGGCCCGGTTGGATTTGAACCAACTACCTTCTGTTTTCAAGACAGACGCTCTACCAGGTTGAGCTACATGTATACACCCTGAGTGCTCGGGAAGCTTTAAAACGTCTACATCACTACAAACTTTATAATAGGTGGTCCTGGTCAATCTGTCAACATTTATTTGTCAGACTTCCGGACCCTGCCGCTCGCGCCGCGTCATTCTTGGGGTCCCGCCGCGTCCCTTGGCTCCGATACCAGCCTCGACTTCCTGTTGGACTTCCTTTTCAATGCGATCGATCTCGGCATCGGGAATCTCTAGCATCCTGAGTAAGGCTTTCCTAGAGATTGCGCCCGCTTTGTAAAGTCCGATAGTCTGCAATTTTTGACGGTCTTTGTTGATCCCTAGCAGCGATCCAGGGGCGATCTCGAAGCTGAAGTTCTTAATGTGCTCCTCGCCAGGTATCCCGTCTGGGATCATATTGCCTGGGTTGTAGTTGAAATCCTCCCAAGTCAAACCGCTCGGACCCAGTATGCGCAACCTGCGGCTGGCTGTATAAAATTGGAATACGTTCGGCACGGCAATCTGTCCGGCGTCTCGCAAAAACGCCTCTATATAGCGGCCCTCCAGGCGCGATGCCACCGACTGCATGTCGCGCATCTGTTCTAATGATTCCCCGCCAGGTACCTGCTTTTTGCCTGTTAGCTTCTGGATATCCACCGTACCAGCCATGCGCTCGTACTCCGGACCTAAAAACTGCGCGAGCATCTGAAACACATAAGCCGGTAGCTGTGGAGGGTCCAAATAGCGAATGTCGGTCACTGGATTAGCGGCTGGCCCTAAACGCAGCTTCCCGCCCGGCATGTTAGGGAAGTAGTTCTCCCAAGCCGATTTCGGGACTCCACCTTCTTTGGTCACCGCCTGGGGATTCAAGGCACGCTTAACCATGTCGAGCGTACCAGCTCCGATCTCGTTCATCGCCTTGTTTAGCGGTACCAGGTTGCGATATTTCGATAAGCCCCAAAACGACCACATGACGGGGTTTAGGCGTAGCATCGCAAACGGGAATAATCCATGCCAATAGGGGCTCGGACCGTCATACATCAGCCGATTTCCTGCGAATATTACCAAGCGTTTGCGTGGATAGAGCCGCTTGCCAGGCTCCACCCAGTACGAGAAATTCTGCTCATCAAGCGGGATGTCGGGAGCCTTCATCAACACCGGCCTCGGAGACTCGTTAATCGATGGGTCGTCCACCCAGATCTCATTCAACTCGATCACCGGATACGGCGTACCGGCGGGCCGATTCGCACTCGCCTTCATGCCTACCTTCGAGCGCATCTGCGGCGACATTTGGCCCCAGGTGTATTCATCCACCCTAGGTGGCCGCGCGTATGTCGAGCCCTGGAATTCCTCAATCGCTATCGCTTCTTCTTCCAGATTTTCGGAACGAAACGGGAATCTCGATTTAAAGTAATTGATCGACTTATAAGTCCTGAACAGAATGGCGGTCGAATCCTGAATATGTAGACCAGGCTGCACTGGCAGAACCATATCCGGGCCACATGGAGTGAAGTTCATAAAGCCCGGCATCGACGCCCCAATCTTCCAGAACCCGTTGCCGAACAACTGCGAGGCGTCTACTACCGAAATAAGCGACAAATCTAGATTCTGGTTGAGCCACTCGTAGTGGATCACTCCCTGCGCTGCTACCGCCTGTTCCTTATAGGCATCTACCCGCGAATTCACATCGATGGTTGGCCTTAAGTCGGTTAGCGTCGATAGCGTTGCGTAGCGGGTAGATTCGAGCCGGTTGTCAAAGAAGGTCGATAAAAACCGGGGACGCCTTCGGTCCCACCATCCATCGCCCTCTAGGTATGAGATGTACTCTCTGACTTTTTCATATTCTGGAGAGAGCTTGACTGTATACTGCGCTTCCTCTAGCAGGCTCTCTCTCCACGACCGAACATCTGAGTTGTAGCGCTTGCGATACTCGGGCGTGTCCTCGGCGTTTGTGCCTGGATAGATCGGATGAGCTAAAATGGCCATAAGTGTTAATCAACCGGCTCTGGCATCGACGTGCCTGCCCACCTGCCATCTGCCGATGGGGTGAATTTATCGCCTACATCCTCTATCCCTACTAGTTTTTCCTCCTTCATAAATCTCCGCCGCTCCTCCCAGTTCGATATCCAAACCCGCTCAGGACTGCCATCTGGCTTAGTTGAGCTTCTGGTCTTCCAGGCATAAAAGCCATCCATATGGCGCTGCCGCTGGTCTCCCCCGGCTACGTCGCGATTGTACTTAGAGGCCGCCAATACCCCAGTGAATACGATGTTCGGTCTTGAGACTAGCCGCTTCATCTGGCAGCCGCATTCAGGACACATCGGTTCATGCTGGTCCCACGCGCCAAACCATTCCTGCGGTTTGTCGCTGGCAGAGCAGCCATCTGACGTACAGACTGATTCAAAGATAGGAATGGCACACCTCCAGCGCCCCTCAGAACCTAGGCATCAGGCCCCCTCGGATATCCCCATTCGTTCTCTCACTTCCTGGCGTAATTTGCTCATCTTGGCGTTCGGCTGGAGCCTTTCTTTGATCCACTCCATTAACGACGCTCCGGTCGTTATTTTTTGCTTGGTGATCGACTCCAATTCTATCCTCATTTCTTTTGTTAAATTTATAGTCATTCCATCAACCCGAATATCGTAGAGCCAACCATTGGTCAGGACCACATGGAACGCCTCCTGTACGATCGCCTCAACCGAGCGGCCTTGCTGCCTGCTCAACTCCTCTAGCGGCATCGCATACGCCGGATCGACATTATAAGTGACCGACAAGTAGCCTGCTGGCGAGTTCCGGTTCACTCCGCTTTCTACAATGTCCACCACCGTCTCCGAGGTCTTCACTGGCCGCCCGGCGAGCGTGCTTAAGTACCGGGCATGATCGGCCCGCACCATCACGCCCCCGTTGGCGTACTGCTCCACCATGAAGTTGGCCACCGAGGCAAAATCCTGCTTGGTGTCCATAATGCGCTTGTGATCCGCTTCTTTCATTCGAAACGTCACCAGAACCTCGACTACTCCGTCTTGCGTTACAGTCTCCACTTCTCTATCTCCCCCTTTTTTACGGGTATTATATACTTGACTACCTTGAGCTTCATTTCACTAGACGCTGAAGTGAATTGGCGAAATCTTTAGATCCACACTCTGATAGGGGCCAACGTGCGGACGTGTTGATTGGGACGACCACTCCTTGTAGCCCATACTGCCAGACGCCGTTACGATGACAGGCTTTTCGGGGTCAATAGTTGCAAGCGTTTGAGAAACCAAGGCGCGGACATTTTGTACCGTCTCCTGCTCTCCCTTATCGCTGCACTTGATCTTAGTGAACTGCTGTTCTAGCTGCTCAGCCGCTTTCGCCGCCGGGCCGCAAGCACTAACGCTCCATGACATAATTGATTCTCCTTTTTGTTGATTTTGCTAGGCCAAGGTAGTCAAGTATATAATACCTTTTTTACAGTAATTCGTATTCTGGCTGCTCTGACAGCTTGTCCGTTTCGTCCCGCTCTGACTGGCCTGTCATGCGCTCCCACTCTTTTTGGTTTCCCGCGTCGATTAACTGATGCCGCTTCGCGATTGTACGGATCGACATGCATTTACTACAGTAAGCGCCTGGATCGGTAGATCCCCACTTATGACCGCATGAGCCGCAGTGCATGATGAACGGATAGGCCGATATGTTACTCGATGCCTTATGCACCGGGATAAACCCGAGGTTATTGTCATAATCCATGTCGTGGGAACAGTACAGACTGATAAGGCTCGCTATCAGCACGTCATCATGCGCTCCCCGGTCATGCTCGGCTATCCGATCATCGTAATCGTCTTTTTGGAAGGTGGCCATCTCCTTGAGCATCTCGCGGCTACGTACGATCCACATCTTGGCTTTTAAGAATTTAATCGCGGTCTGATACAGCCTTGGCCGTGATGTTAGGTTTGTCCACCAACCCCACTTATTCGAGTTCACATTGGTGGAATCGATATGCTTCCAGCGGTATAAATTCGGATATTGGAGCTGGTTCCTGACCCAAGTGAAGGTCGTGTCGTATTTGTTGACCTCAATCGCCGCTAGCGCTTCCTTATACCACCGCCCTAAGTGTACGATCGGAAACGCAAATGAAATCGGATCGATCAAGTTCGAACGGAACTGGGCTACGATTTCATCCGGCTCGTTGAAGTTGCCTACCTTGTTAATCACTACTACCGAGTAATCTCCGCCAACTCCTTCAGCGACATCGGCTCCCAACGTGTAAGTGTAGTTGTCTCGCGGATAATCCCAGATCTCAAACGCCAGGTCGTCATACTGATGATCCATGTTGCAGGCTTCAGCAGGACAGGTGCCCGTTCTGTAATCAACGCCATGAAATCTGCCGCCATCGTCAAAAAAGCCTCGCGCGATCGGTTCACATACCGTTTGCTCGACAACATCGAAACACTCATGCGGGAAGACTTGTATACCCGAGACCTGCCACGCATCTTCGACCGTAATGCAAAGTTCTTGTTTGTAATTTTTTAATGACTCTATGTCCTTGCTCGAATTCAGCCGCTGTAACTGGAAATAATATAACTGTCCGTCTGCTAACAGTAACGGCCTATAAGTTCCATCTTGGCAGTCTAGGCAAGGCTTGTCCTGCAAGATCCTCCAACTCTTTGTGTCCTTGTAGCGCCCGCAACGATCGCAGCGCAACCATTCTCTCGATACTTTCTCCCGGACCCGCGCCTCGTATTCTTCTGGCTCCCATCCCGGCGTAGGCATCCTGGTGCGGCTCTTTTCCATGAAGGCCGGGAAAAACGTCGGCATCCAGTCGGCCTGCTCTCCCAGCTCTACCATCTTTTCCCAGAACTTATGGAAGTACCGGCCCTGACCCTTGGCCGTGGTTTCGATAAATGCCATGGTTTCCACGTTGTCGGCTAGAGCGTAACGCAAATCCGCTTCCATGATCTCCTTGGCTCTCCAGTCCTCTACATCGGCTAATTCACTGTTATGCACCACGCAATGCAGCGTGGTGAAATCATGCAAGCCAGACTCTACCTCCAGGTCCCAGAATTCTTCGCACCACTGCTCGCTTGCCTCCCGGATCTGGATTTCTACAAATTTCTGATCTGCGCTATAGCGCCAGTGAGACGGCGCTTCCCTTCTAGCTGGATCAAGCGACACCCCGCACAGGCATGCGAGCTTACGGCAAGTGCTGCCGTTGGCTTTTAATATCCACTGCTTCTGGCAGTTCCGGCCCCCGATCAGCCCAGCTTCTTCAACCGAGATCGCCGACCACCCGCAGCCAATCGACGCTATCAAATCGCGAAGCTGTAGCGTGATCGCCGGGCGAATCGACCGGCACACCAATTGGTGGATCTTTACCTTGAAGCAGCCATCGCCAAAGATGTATCCAGAGACCAACCCCTCGGCGAATTCCCTACCAGCAGCCCATACCCAATCCGGAATGCGTTTTTCTTCCTTGTGGCCGAACTGTTCGGCGGTAAACCTGGCAAGAGCGGCATAATGGACTCGTGCCATGCCGCTATTAGGTGTCCGCTGGTAGCTATAGCGATGCCGATCTGCCAGACAGGCGTCAAGCATCTGGTAGGTCCTTTCCATCTTTTTGGCATGATTATGAAAGCTAATCGACGCCGCCCCATGCCTTTTTCCGCCACCGTACTTGAATCCAATGTTTCCGTTTGCTAAAAACAGGCCAAAGAAAAATCCCCAGTCCCGGTTCAGCGGATAACGCTCCTCCCAGGTCACGTCACTTGCTCCGCCATCCCCACGGTTCTCTAGGATAAATTCCCGGATCTTGCTTTCAATCTCCCGTGCCGGGTACCTTACCCAGTCGTTCTTGTGAAGCTCGCCCGCTGGCATAAATCCGTCCGGCGTGAGAATCCTGTGATCCTTCGTGCATATCAGCGGATCTTGGTTTAGCCAGAACTTCAGCCGCGCCGCCATCTCCGGTCCCCTGGCACTCTTAAATACCTGCTTGACCCTTGCAATCTTACCGTCTGAGGTGTATATTGAGTCCGATGGTTGGATATCCTGGATTTGGCATACTGACGCACCAGTGGTGCGTATTTGGGTGTAAGTGCTTACGCATATATGAGCTGCGGATATTCTGTATCCCTGCGCAACTCCAGAATTTTGATTAGCCGCTTGAACGACCACGCGCGAGTTTAGTCCTGGTCTTGATCTGCCTGCTTCTGGGTCTACGTTCTCGAATATCAATCCTTCTTCTATCTTGTGAGAACGAATCATGGGGCATAGCCAGAATGGTAAGCGTTCGAGGAAGTGCTGCATGATTCCGAACAGGTATATGGAGTGGTGGGGAGCGTGGCTTACAATTACGCTGTTAACGTTTGAGTAAAATATGGTTCTCCAGGTTATCAGCGCTTCTATTAAACATGAAAAGCCTAATTGGCGAGCTTTCAGAACTAGCAGTTTTTGGGCTCTGCCCTTGGCTCTTAGTTCCTTGAATTTTTCATACAGTAACTCCTGAGATTCCCAGAGCGCGAAGGGAACGTCCCGGCGCTCTTTATCGGTGATCCAGAAGTAGTTCCGGGCGCAGTACTCGAAGTCCTCCCGGCATTTGCGAATCTCCTCAATGACTACTTTTAACTCGCTCGGCTTGTTGGCTAGCCGCTGCCAGCCGCCAGCGACGATTTCAGGCCGGTCGAAGTACTCGACTAGCTCCGCTATGCCTTGGTCCCGTCGGCCCCAGCCCACTTATAAAACCTTTCCGCTGGGCCGGTCGTTTTCTTCCATCTGCCGGATGATGTTCTCAAAATAGAACTTCTCCTCGGCTGAGATGTTGTTCTGCTGCATCAGGTTGTTGATTACGATGCCGCCCGAGGATTTTACCAGCCCATACATCTGCGCAACCAGCTCTGCGGTCTTGGGATTGTCCTTGCGAAGCTGGCGCTTCAGTGAGCGGTACATCGCATCTAGCAGCGACGTTGCGTTGCTGATATGCTTCTGCTCTACTAGCTCGGTCAGGTTGTCTTTGCTGATAATATCCGGGCTCAGCTCACCTGATTCTTCTTCGGCGGGCGGAGAAAGCTCGGGGAATATCAGTACTGGCCGGACTTGCTTGGTCTGCTCAGTTGGTTCCTGCTCCACTTTGCCCCCCTGCCATAAAGCGGCGGCCAGCCTCAACTAATACCGGGATCAGAAGAATCACATACTGGGTCACGTCCTGACCAAATATGACGTAGCGCTCCCCCATGAGAGTCGGAGCAATACCAATGAATCCACCGATCGCCTGAATCAGTAGATAACGGAGAATCTTCAGCCAATCGATCGAGTTCAGCGTGAACCGCTGGCTATTTGAAGCCGGTAATGATCCAAGGGGATTGCTCATGATGGGTATCCTTTTTCTGTTTAAGTCCAGAGATTCTTCAGTAGTAACCTACTGTATTACTTCAGTAAAGTCAACCAAAAGATTGACAACATGTATACTTAATAGATTTGTACACATTTACTTGACACGGTGGTTATAATCTAATAGAAAGGCGCTTACAGGGAGAGTGGTAGCGCGATCAGACTGTTCCGCCATCTACGTAGCGGATGGGTTGGGCGGCTATGCCTTGGCGAATTGGTCCAGTGCGCGAGCGGTACATCTTCCTGGCGTCTGATTTCATCTTGTCTACGGCCTGTTCTACAGCCAGGTTTTCATCCGTGACCCAGAAGCTCTGTTTTGGATACGGGACTTCAGGATCTACTCCGGCCAGCCGGTAGGATAGCGTCACACCCGCGTAAGTCCCCGCTACCTGTACCAGCGTTCTGATAAGTGTTATCTCGTCAGTGCGTCCTTCTGGAACAATCGAGATGCTCGGTGGGGCCTTTTCGCTTACTATCGAAAACAGATCCTCGACCGCTCGCCATACCCTTACTTTTCTGACAGCATCGGCTATTGCACTAGATCCGTTCGCTGGCACTTGGCCCCCTGGTTCCCCAATGGGAACTAGGTCTTCGATGATGGTTGGCCGAGGCGTGGGTTCGGGCGTGGCGAGGAGCGGTGCTGGCGCAGAATTCGCTCCCAGGTGCGCGGAATTCGCTCCCAGGTTCTGGTCTAGGACCAGCTCCAGGCATTCGATCATGATCCCGACGGCCTCGTCCATCGGGGTGTCTTTGGCTAGCTGGAGTCCTAGCCTGACCGCCCGCTCTAGTTTGGTCGGCATCCCTATCCCAGGGTGAATCTGCTGGCACGAGATGCTTGAACCTTCTCGCGCGCCTGCTGGTAGTTCATTCCGTTCTGGACCATCTGCTCGATTTCCCAGGCTTCATCGGCCTTGGTGTCATCGTAGGCGACAAACGCCTGGCGTTCAGCGCGTCTTTCACCCTCATTTTCTGGCCGGAACATGCTAGAATGAAACCGCTCGACCGATTGCTCCAGTTTGCTTACTTCGATCACAAACGAACCACACACTCGCTCTATTCCCGCCAAGTACTCAGGCATCTTCTCGATTGCCAACAACGATTCTATTGCGGTGGTCAACCTGGACATCGCTTCGATTTGTTTGGCATTCCGGTTGCGGATGTCTAAATACAGCACCGCGCCTACGCCAGCCAGCGTGATCACGATTAGAAAAGCTAATACTGATACGATCGCTACGATCATGGTCTGCATGATATCCAAGTCTATCGGGAGAAGCACTTGCAGTCAACAAGTAAACTCTGATAAAGTGTTTACATCGATATGACAACAGCGGAGGCTTTCGAGCTAGCAATCCCGGCGATTTGTGTATGGCGCGAAGCTCGTGGCGAGCCACTTGAGGCGCAGCGGGGTGTGTGGTGGGTCATTCAGAACCGGGCAAACGATGCTCTGAACCGGTGGCCCAAATCGAAGGCCGGAGTGGTGCTAGAGAAATTCCAGTTCTCATCGTTCAACTCAAACGACCCGAATGCGTCGAAGATCC